CGAATGATTTCGCTGGGCGTGAGCCGCCAGGCCTCTTCCGGTTTCAGACCCGCCCTATGGGCGATGGCCTCTATTCGCTCGACGCCGGAGAGGCCTGCGAAGGGTTTTCCTCTTCATCCATCTTATCGAGTTCGGCAGCCATCTCAGCCTGACGCTTCGCGATGTGCTCCAGGAGCTCGGTATATTTCTTCCCGAACAAAGCGAGAGACAGGGCGTCGAGAATAGGCTCGGTCGCCTTTTCAAGCGGCCACTCGATGGGCTCGTCAGGATCCAGCGGAGTGACGACGTCACGGCCGGTCTCGTTTGGCTGGAAGAGCCCTACCTCTGCGCATCGCAGGATGGTCTTTGCCGAACCCTTGTTCAGGCCGGCCTCTACCCGCTCGTAGTAGTCCTGCCCATAGGTCGTTTCGAGCTCGTCCAACGCGCCGAGAGTGAAGCGGAAATAGGCGCCCTTCCCCGCCTCAGGGAAAGGCGCCTTACTTTGGAGTTTTCCTGCCATCAATCGTCCGCCTACACGACAGCTTCTTCGGCGATGTCGGAGGTGATCTGGAGCGTCACCGACATCTGCATCTGCGTTCCGACAGGATACTGGCGGCCGACACGCTCGATGAGGGCCGTGAACGTTTCACGGGTTGTGCTGCCGGCCTCGCGGAGGCGGAACGTCTTGACCAGGCCAATCATGCCCTTCAAGCCAGTGGCCCGCTTGTGAGTGGCATTGTCATAGTCGTAGTTGACGGTGAAGGTGAGCGATCCGGGATCAATCGGACCACCCATATACTGCTTCACCGGCTTGCCGTTCCGCGAAGGACTCGAGTGGCTGGTGACTTCCTGCTTGTCGGAAGACTCCTCGACATCCGGGCCGGTCGCGATCTGGCCGATGGTGGCAAAGTTCTCGCTCGGGGTCGCACCGTCGCCAATCTCGAGCGTGGTGCCAAAGCCAAGGCGTTCGGTCATTCGTCTTCTCCTTTAACGGGATACCCGACTTGCTTGCAGGTATGCTGATGTGTCTCGTTGACGTCGAAGGTCGTCTCTCCGCATTTCAGGCATCGCCACATGGGGACATCAGACCAGGTGCTTTCCTCGAACCCGGGCGGGGCCGCGTCCTTGGCTTCTTGCTTCGGCTCTTCCGCCGGTTCCACGACCGCCTCGGCAGCCAGTGCTTCGGGCAAAGCTTCGCCCTCTTCGACCGCCGAAGCTTCGGGGGCCGGCTTGAATTTCCTCGCCATTTCATGCCTCGCTGTAGTGGACTCGGTAGTCGTCGATGCACCGGTAGACGTCAGCATCTTCCATGTAATCTGATACCGAGTTGGTCCGGTGGATGAGATCGATCAGGATCTCGAAACGAGCGCCTGAGTAACCGTGCAAGACGCGGAACACATGCCGAGAGAGCGTTGTCGCATCTTCGACGCTATCGCCGCGGCTGTAGACCCGCACCGCATCATTATGGAAGCGGCTCGGGCCATCGTGGTTGACGCCATCGGCTCCGCCTACCTGCATTAGGGCGAGATTTGGACGCAGCGTTCCGTTCGGGACGTTTCCGATGTGGATGTCGCCCATGCAGAAGGCAGAAAGTTCCGCATCGTCACGCATGATCGATCGAATGGCGGTGACCGCTTTCATAGCTTGCCCTTAGCTCTCAGGCGATCGGCTTGGCGCTCGACGGCCGGCCCGTAGGCCTCGCCAAAGCGCCTGATCGCCTCCTGCTCATTCTGGACGTAGGCAGGCGTGAGGAACGGCTTAGGATCCGCGCCAGGGTGCCATCGGCCTCGTCTCGGCTGCCAGTGTGGGTCAGTCCCGAATTCGACGAGATGCGCTTCGCCAATTGCCTTTCCTGTCGCCGTAACGGCGTGGGTGTTGCTGGCAGAAGTCTTACCCTTCTGGCGGATCGCCATGCCCCGGTAGAGATTACCGTAAACATAGGAACCGTTCGCCAGCAAGTTAGCCTTCGCCGCCCGCAAAATAGGCCCAAGAGCGTACCGCGACGCTTCAGATACCGGTCGCTGCAGGCTGTTCGCGAGACGCCGCAGAGACGCGCCTGTCTGGCGATGTCCGGTTACGCCACTCACTGAGCATTACAGCCGAGTGATCGCCCGGGCGAGAAGTGCCACGTTGCCGCTGGTGTACGTGATCGGCACTCGGCGCGACGTATTGAGATAGGCACCGATCTCGTCTTCCGAAAATGCGATGATGCCGTGCTGATTCTGGCCGAGCGCCAGCGACCGCGTCGGCACGTTGACTGGCCCCACGCCAGAGACATTGGTGGTCGGCTTGGTGGGCACGATATTTACGGTGACGGCCGATGTATGACCGTTCACGAACTCGAGAATGAGATCGCCACCGAGATACGGCACGACGTCACCTGCGGGTGTGCTGGGGGTGAATGCAGCAACCGCGCCTGCCGGCGTGGGCTTGATCGAATTGATCGTAGCCATTTTCTTCTCCTACTTGATATTGGCCAACGGCCGGTTGCTTCGGATGACCTTGAGAAGGATGTCCTCATTGAACTCTTCATCCGGCATCACAGCCTTGATCTCGTAGACCACTGTGTTGCCAGGCATGGCACCCTCGTAGGAGTGCTCAGGATTGAAGATCATGAGCATGTCTTCGGTCACCTTCTCGAGATCGAGATAGTCACCGCGCACGCTGTAGACGACGCTCGCCAGAGTTTCGCCGGCGGACAGAGCTTCTCGACCGCGATCCGGGCTGATCGAGACCCACGCTTCCGAGACATTCGCCCAGACGTAATCGTCGAACTCGCCGCCTCGCGTCTGCGTCCGCTTTCTGAACGCCACGAGCTTTGTACGCCGCATGGGACTGGCTGGCATCAGTAGCCCCCGTTGATCATCGAATCGGCATTCGGGATGCGATGCCTGATCAGCAGGTCGCGAACGCCGTAAGGGATCTTCTTCTCCACGTTCATAACGCGGGAATCGATGAAGGTAGCCTCGCGGTTCTTGTAGAAGTGGCTCGCCAGAAGCAGCACCGCACGCACGATCGTCGAGGGAACATCGCTGGCCTCTTCATGGCCGGCGGTATAGACGACCGTCATGTCGCCGCTCGTCGCCGATAGATCTGCGACGGTCACGGTAGAAAGCATGTCGACTTCCCGCTCAGTGACGGAGCTCAAATCGACCTCTACGGACGCATCGCCTTTCGGCGTGTACGCAAGCGACACCAGTTCGACCAGAGGCGGCCGCGGCAGCGTGATTTCCGGCAGCACGCGCGCCACCCTCAACTGAAATTTCGTGAGCATGATCGGTCGGTTCATGAAACCTTCCGCATACTCCTCCGCAGCTTCGATCGCCTGATCAATCAGAGCGTCTTCACTTGCGTGGCGAACCCGGGAGTTTTCCTTCACCAGGCCCTTTTCGACGCATCGGGTGTCCGATCTCTCGAGGATTTTCAGGTCCATTCACCCGCACCACTCGCTCAGGGCCATCTCGCTCGGATGCGCCGATGGCCCGATTTGGGTAATTCCCCACGGCGCGTTCGGCGCCGCAGGGAGCTTTGCGCTCGGGCATCAGATGACCGATTTACTCATCGGCTGCTGGGGAGCGCCGAAGAAGACCCAGGTCGCGGTCAGGGTTGCCGTGTCGGTATCTGCCGCACTGAGATCGGGCGTGACCTGACTGCGCACGAACTCGTTCGCCGAGGAGAGATCGAAGTCCAGCTCGATCGTGCCCTCTTCGGTGGTGCCGCCGGTGCCGCCGGTCGCAACATCGGTGGCCTCATAGGCGGCGCCGTAGTCGGCCGCTCCGGTTCCGCCGGAATTGGATGCGTCCTGGATGTTGACGTCGATCGACAGCGTCTCATCCTCCGCCAGGGTGGCGGCATATGCGATGATCAGCTTCGCCGAAACAGCCATGCCGGAGGTCGCATCGTCGCGACTGACCCAATTGCCATTCGCTTCGGTGGCATCACCGGCGCCGCCGGCGGTTGCGGCGATGCTATCGCCGAATGCGGATCGGCAGCGAAAACCGCCGTTGTGGATGTCTGCGCGATTCATCGTCGCTTCTCCTTTTGCGTTAATGGAAGGTGGGCCTGATCGCTCAGGCCGCTTCCTGGTCCTTCACCGCTTCCGCGATGATCTGGTTGGCGCCCTCCGAGTTGAGAGACTCGGCATCCGGCTTGATTTCCTTCGCCCAGGCGATCCGCTTGTTGTGGTGCTCTTTGGTCCAGTTCTCGGGGATCGAGACCGTGCCTTCTGCGGTGGCGATGACGAAGAACTTGTCCCCGCCCTCCGGCTTCTTTTCGACTGCCGACTTATCGGCCTCGGTGGGGGCGGATTCGCCGTAGAGCTCGGCGTACCCCTTCTCGAGGAGCGTCTTTGCGGCAGGCGGCTCGAAGCCGGCGATCTGGCCCCCCTTGTAGACGCCGAACGCGCGAAGGACTTTCATCACGACCAGACCGCGGCCATTGACCTTGAGATTCATTGGTTTTCTCCGGGTTTGAGGGTCGATGGCGCCCGTTTAGCGCCACCGATTAGCTTCGGTTCATGCGCCTATCAGGCGTTGCCCCACTTCACGCCGGTAAGGTAGGCGACGGCCTCGTAGTAGCGAGTGGTGAAGTCGTGCTCCATCGTGGCGCGGATCGCCGTCTGATCGGTCGAGAACATCGAAACCATGTCGTTGCCGACCTTGATGGATGCCTGGTCCGAAATGGCGAACTCCAGTCCCTTCGCATCACCGACCAGAACGTGGCCGAACGAAATCAGGGCGAGATAGGTCTCGTTGGTGCCCGCGCCGAGGTTTTCGGGGAACGTGCCGGCGACTTCGACCGGATAGCCCTTCCACCGCGGGCTCTCCTTGCGGAGCTCGGGGTAGATGTAGTTCCCGTTCCCGTCCGTCATATCCTCAAGGTAGCCCTTGGTGGTGACGGACATGCGCCATGCGAGCTTCTGGCGGAGGATCGGATAGCGCGTGAAGCGATTGAGCAGCTTCCGGGCGTCCGCGTCCACCTGCGCCTGTGTGGGGGTGGTGGAGTTGGTGGCGGCCACCGAATAGACGCCCGCTGCATTCATGATGCCAGTCGGGTCGTCGTCGACGCCAGTTCCCAGGAAGCCGGCCATGTCCATCTTGGTCGACATCGCCATCGCAAGGTCGGTGCGTGCGAACCGCTCGGCAGCGCCCAGCGAGTAGCTGATGAGCTGGTTGGTGAGCGGGACGATGCCGCTCAGGAGGTGAGCGGTCATGTTGATATCCTTGAGCGTCGGATTGCTCACCTGGATATCGACACCTTCACCCCGGTACGCGGCGGTCGCGCCGGACGCACCCTTCGCCTGGCGGTAGGAGCCGCGCGGCATCGGGAGGACCGTCGGATCGCCCGACATGAACGAAGACATCGGGTAGAGCAGACCGATGACATCCGGTGCAAAGGTCTCCGGAATCATCACGCCGCCCGACGCACCGTCGACCGAGTTCATCGACTTGGTGTTAGCCGCGACGAGATCGTTCGCAAGGCTTTCGTGACCCAGCTCGCTCATCGCGGACGCGGTCGCCTTGAAGCCCTTCGCACCGCTTTCGCGGTAGGCTTTGATCATGCCGCACATGACGGCGCCGAGCTTCTGCGCCGGCTCGGTCGCGCTCTTGGCGGAAGCCGGAGTGGTGGTGCCGGCCGTGTCGCCGGCCGGGGCTGCGGCGTCACGCCGAAGAGCTTCGATGGTCTCAGCGGTGGCGATCTGCTTTTTCAGATCCTCGATCTCGCTCAATGCGGTCTCGAGTGCCTTGGTTTCCTCTTCGGTCGCGTCGGTCGCGAATGCACGCGTCTCGAGCGCGTCCAACCCCTTGACCTTTTCCGCAAGGGCCTTCTTGAGCTGCTCAAGCATCTGTTTCTCCTGTTGTTTGAGCAAAAAAAACCCGCCACTGTTCGGGCGGGCTGCAGGTTCCTTGCGGAACCATCTGTGAAACCGTCGTCAGGCGGCGGTTTTGTCCAGATTGAGGGCTTCCAGGCGGGCTTTCAGGGCCGCCTTTTGCTCCTCGCTGGCGAGGACGGGCTTCTGCTCTTCCTCGTTCTTCTCCGTGGTGAAGATCGACCGGACACGCGAGAACAGGCCGGACAGCGCCGACTTGCGCTCCTCATCCTCATCACCGAGCTCTTCGAGCTTCGGCTCGACCTCGGAAAGTGCGCGCTCGACCGCGTCGAAGGTTTCCTTCTGGATGGGATCGATCTGATCTTCACTCTCCTCCTCCTGATCGGAGGAAGATCCACCGGTCGCACGCTCAATGCGATCCGCAACGTCCTTGAGCTCGTCAAGCCATTCGGGCCGTTCGGCGTTGACTGAAATCGTGCCGACATTGCCAAAGGTCTTGTTGCCGGTCACCTCACGGAGCACCGATTCATAGAGCTCGCGATCGACCATCTTCGAAACCGCCGGATTGGCGCGCACGGTCTCCAGGAAATCTTCAATCATCACCGGGTCGATGATGTCGGAAACCTTGTCGCCGTTTGCAGTGCCCTTGATCAGGGCCTCGCGGACCGCCGGGATCGTCACGACCGAGCACTCGAACAGCTCGGTGTCGTTGAACTTGTAGCCCCAGGTCCAGTTGCCCTCGTCGTCGAGGATCTTCTCGACCATCCGCGGGCGAAACCCGATCGAGCAGGCCTTGAGCACGCCCACCTTGACGTTTTTGGCGGTCCGGTCCGCCATCTCGTCGA